TCCGCTGATATCTTGGCTCTGCATACCCATAGCAGCATCAAACATGCCTAAAGTCGCTTTGATTGCGTCTGCCGCAAAAGCTGCCTCTTGCATTAAGGTTCCGCTAGAAGTTGGTGGGGCTTGGCGCTGTGGTGCGGGCAATGGCACACCTTCTGGCGTGGTTACAGGGTCATATTCAAGAAATTGGTAATTCTCTTGGTTAGCACGCGCCCATTGGCCTTTGTAAGTATTAAATTGGCCGATAGCCCCAATGTAAGGGGCACGTGGCTGCAATGCTACAACCTCGGTGCTGGTGCTCTTCCAATAGTTAAGCATCCGCTGTGGGTCTTTAGCCTGATGAATAAGCGAGAAGAAATCCCGCCTATCGCCTACGTAAGCCTCAAAGCCGTAAACAGGTACAAGGGGAATATAATTTCCAGCAAACTCGCCCTCTTCCAAGATTTCAAGCTCTGTCAGCTTGTAATACTTAATCTTGCAAACCTCGGTTTTGCGGCTGCGAATGATTGTTGCTCCCTCTGGAACGCGGTCAGCAAAAGCTTTATTGCGCACAATACCGCTGATTGTGACAATCTCAAACTCTACAAGCTCTTTTTCTTCCCACTCTTTCTCGAAGTATTCAGCCACGCGCACAGTATCATCGTTGGCCCAGCCACTACCGCCAAAGCCTTCACACGATGCTTTAGGATATTGGCGCTTGAAGTCTGCCTTATCCATATCGGTAAAGATAAAGGCGTCTTGTGCATCGCTACCGTCTTGACGCTGGTGGTTTGGGTCAAGATAAACGCTCTGGAAGTTCTGAACGCGCTCTAAAGCAATTTCTTGGTCGAAGCTATCATAATCACAATACTGGCTAATAATGCGTCTCCAGCCAACGCCACTCATTACGCTGTTGCGGGCTGCGGTATCATAAACCGTATCAGCATCGCTTGATGTTTCAATGTTCTTAACCACGCCACGAATAACATCGGCAGTTTCTACGTCTGCACCATCATCAACGGGCTTAGGAATAATCGTGGGCTTAGATTGGCGTATTTGGTTTACCACCTGATTTACAAACGGCATCATGCGGTTTTCGGTCAGGCATGGGCGGCCCTTACGCTTGTTCTTTAGCTCTTCTGGCCATTGGGCATTATCAAGGTTGATGGCAAACTCAACATCATCTTGGCCGCGCTGGTAAACAGGCTGCCAAAAACTCTGATGAACATCAAACCTTGCTAGAATGTCCTGTAGCTTTGCCAAATTAGCACCACCTATGTTGTTTCACATAAGCAAAGTAAGTTAGTATTTACTTAAAGTCAATAGGTGCTTACCTAAAGCATCCAAGAGTGTTCGCTGTAGCCCATTGGCTGATTAAATACTTTGTTCTCAAATGTTCTGGGCAAATAATTCATTTCAGTAACTAGGCTATACCTGATGGCATCAATCGCATGGTCATATCCGCTAATCGGTTCAGGAAGTTGCTGACCGTTCTTATCTTTCTTCCATTGATAATTCTTAAACTCTGCCAGTACGTTTGTGCAGCTTGGGTGAATAACCACGTTTCGGAAGGATTGGATTTTCTTTATTCCCGCCTCAATGCTGCCGGCGCCCTTCTTTGCAGCATGGGCTTTAACCCCTAAACTCTGGTACTCTTGGATGCTCTTCGGCTCTGCCCCATCGCACCAGACAACCTCGTTACGCACAATGCGCTTAACCATTTCCGCGCTGTCTTTATTTAGCAGGCCGCGCTGGTAAATCTCCTCACAGATATAAAGCGTATCGTTCTCAATGGCCGAACGCACAAAGGCAAACGGGTCGTTGCTAAAGCCCCAGTCAAGCCCGTTGATATACTTTGCAAAACGGTGTTGGTCAAACTCTTGGCCTTCCCAGTTGTTAAACACAAGCCCTTCGGCAATACCTAGCTCACCAAGGCCATAAACACGCCAGAAGTTGTTAGTTCCATCCCCGCGCTTGCTCTCAATGCTTTGTATAATGCTTTGCTCAAGGAATTGGTTGTCTACATAGGTGGACTTAATTAAAATCGCCCTATCGCGTTCTATATCGTTATTCAGTATATGCTCGTGCGCCCAAAACTCATTGGTGGGGTTAAAGTCGATAAAGACTGTTTCCCTCGTCCGTATCATAAGTTGTTCAATGATAGCCCAAACGTGGTGGTTAGCTTCATTGATAAACAGAATATCACGCCGCCCACCGTGCGCCTTGCCTAGCTTATCAATGCTAATGAAATTAATTGTGCCAGCATCGGGGAAGGTAATCACCTTGTCCGTGCTGTTATACATGGCGTAAAAGTCTAGCCCAAACCCAGCCATAACCTTTGGCATATCGTTGATAACCCCGCCTTTAAGGTGCGGAACAGTCAGACCAACAATATCAATTTGCTTTTTATGCTTACGTGCTATTTGAACAAGTATCTGTAACGTGCTGTAAGTTTTCGAGCTACTAGTGCCTCCCTGATTGATAATGTACCGATACTTACCGCTTATGTAAGCCTCGGCGTTCTTATCAAAGACTTTGGTTAGGTTAAGCTGAACCTCATTCATTTACAGGCTCACAAGTTAGTTTCTTCCCATATAGCGGGTTGGCAACATCTGCAAAGATAATTTTCTCTTTAATAGGAACATACATGCGTCCACAGTACTTACCATCTGCATAAATATTAGCCCAAAATGCCTTCATCACTTACATACTCCCAATCATCATCACCAGCATACCATTGCTTAACAAGCTTGCCGTTCTTAAAATGAGCCATCGCAAACACACCACCGCCAAAGCTTTCTACAGTTTTTTTTACTCCATTCATTTTCAAATATTCCAATGGTTTTAGAATCTTATCGTTTACCGCTATAATGACTCTCTTATTTTTGCCTACAATTACCACCACAAACTCTTTTTCGGGAAATAAGATTGCAGTGCTAAGATAGTCTTTTGGATATAATTGTTCCACTAAATCTTCTCCAGCAAGTCTTTTTGCTTTTCATTGGCTACAACAATTACAGAACTCTTAATAGTTTCGCCATTACTTGTTACGTCTTGTTTGTCGCCGTACTCATCTTTTGCAAGCCTGCTCGCGCACCATCTAGCATGTTGGGCAATTTTATCTACGATAGAAACAAGCTGCGGCGATGCTGCATCATCAAGCGCTCTTTGATATGTATCTTCAAGTTTTCTCTTGGCATCAGCAAGAGCTAATGTGGCGCCATGAGCTTGCGCCCTTGACCGATTTGTAAAAAACTCTGCATCATCTTGCCACCTATAGCGAATAGGCCATGAAGGCATACCCTCAACCAAGCTAACCTCTGCTTCTGTTTTACCTTGAGAAAGCAAGTCTAAGTAAAGCGCTTGCCATGCTAAAATATCTTCTGGTGGAATTGGTGGTCGCCCGCCTGCCATGGTATATCTTTCTGATTGTCCAAGTAAGTAAACGCTAACATGTAAAATATCGGTGTGCAAGTATAAAAAAGCCCTCGTTTAAGAGGGCCTTGACTAAATGTGCGATTACATATAGCCTTGTACTTGGGACACGGTATTATTCTTACGTCTTTTCTCCGTACCCGTCAAGATAAAAAAGATGTAAGCCGTCAATGCGCCACTTGCGGTAATAAGTTCGTGCGTGCTGGGATACTTAGGCCGAAAGGTGGTTCCGTCCCCTGTTGGTGCGCGATTGCATCGAACAGACAAACAGACAGCGAATAAATGACGCGCCTTGCAATTAAATGCTTGGTATAGTCAGCGACTCGCCCACGATACGGGTGCCTGATAAAAAGCTACAATCGCTCTTGCTACTCCCTGTTAGGAGGTTTGCATAGACCTACAGCGCGTCAGTCAGTCTCGTTGGGAACCTTCTATTGTCTATACTAAATATAAAAAAAGGCCCCCCGTAGGAGCCTTAATCAATCAATGCTTAGTAGCGAGATTGAACAGCTGGCAGGCGCAGAACACGGATGTTCAAGGTGTTCGTGCCAGTAAGGCCAGCGGTTGGTCTGCTGCATTTAGCTCGTTATACTCAATTGGTGGGTATTTATCCATGGGTTTTTCCTTACATTATTGTTTTGATTATCCAGTTAGGCGTGCCTTTTCTATCCTTCTCAAGAACGAAGT